AGCGAAAGCAGGTAGATATTGAAAGATGAGTCTTCTAACCGAGGTCGAAACGTACGTTCTCTCTATCATCCCGTCAGGCCCCCTCAAAGCCGAGATCGCACAGAGACTTGAAGATGTCTTTGCAGGGAAGAACACCGATCTTGAGGTTCTCATGGAATGGCTAAAGACAAGACCAATCCTGTCACCTCTGACTAAGGGGATTTTAGGATTTGTGTTCACGCTCACCGTGCCCAGTGAGCGAGGACTGCAGCGTAGACGCTTTGTCCAAAATGCCCTTAATGGGAACGGGGATCCAAATAACATGGACAAAGCAGTTAAACTGTATAGGAAGCTCAAGAGGGAGATAACATTCCATGGGGCCAAAGAAATCTCACTCAGTTATTCTGCTGGTGCACTTGCCAGTTGTATGGGCCTCATATACAACAGGATGGGGGCTGTGACCACTGAAGTGGCATTTGGCCTGGTATGTGCAACCTGTGAACAGATTGCTGACTCCCAGCATCGGTCTCATAGGCAAATGGTGACAACAACCAACCCACTAATCAGACATGAGAACAGAATGGTTTTAGCCAGCACTACAGCTAAGGCTATGGAGCAAATGGCTGGATCGAGTGAGCAAGCAGCAGAGGCCATGGAGGTTGCTAGTCAGGCTAGGCAAATGGTGCAAGCGATGAGAACCATTGGGACTCATCCTAGCTCCAGTGCTGGTCTGAAAAATGATCTTCTTGAAAATTTGCAGGCCTATCAGAAACGAATGGGGGTGCAGATGCAACGGTTCAAGTGATCCTCTCGCTATTGCCGCAAATATCATTGGGATCTTGCACTTGATATTGTGGATTCTTGATCGTCTTTTTTTCAAATGCATTTACCGTCGCTTTAAATACGGACTGAAAGGAGGGCCTTCTACGGAAGGAGTGCCAAAGTCTATGAGGGAAGAATATCGAAAGGAACAGCAGAGTGCTGTGGATGCTGACGATGGTCATTTTGTCAGCATAGAGCTGGAGTAAAAAACTACCTTGTTTCTACT